GAAACTTATGACGGTGGCGAATTAGTAATTCAGCACGGTGCTACTAATCAGAGAGTGAAGTTGAACAAGGGTGATGCGGTATTATATCCTACCAGCTACCTGCATGAGGTAAAAGAAGTCACAAGAGGTGAAAGAGTGTGTGCTGTCACGTGGATGCAATGTGCGATAGCCGACAGTAATGAACGTGAAATGGTCGCTGATATATTTAAGTTAAACAACATGGTTGCTAACGCAACAGATGATGAAAATATTCATGGTTTAGCATCAAAAGTTTACAATAATCTATTCCGAAAATTTGCGAGGTTTTAAGGATGGCTGATGAGAAAAATTCACGTTGGGTAATTGATAAGCATGTGCCGTTGGCACTAATTTTTGCAATATTTGTGCAGACTACGGGTGCTTTTTGGTGGGCTAGTCGGGTGCAGGCTACAGTCGAAAATAATGCTGTCAGGATTGCTAGATTGGAAACAGTTGTTTTGAATATAAATAAATTATCTGAAAGGCAGGTAAGGCTTGAGGTTCAAAATGAAAATGTGGAAAAAATTCTTACAAGGATTGAAGATAAACTACAAAAAAGAGTAGGTGGATCATGAGATTAATACTTAAAAGGACATATTTTAAAGACGCTACAACAGGTATCCTTTACATGGAAGATAAGGATAACCCAGTTTGGTACACAATTGAACGCCCGTGGCTTGGAAACGAGGTAAAAAAATCGTGCATTCCAGAAGGTAATTACAGGGTAGTACCACATAACGGAACAGATTTTAAGGATGTTTGGACTATCAAAGATGTACCAGGTCGCAGTGCAATATTATTTCATGTGGGTAACTGGGTGGATAACTCTACTGGTTGTATCTTACCAGGTTTGACAAGCTGCTACATGAGAAACCCTAAATCGCAACTACTCGAAAAAGCTGTTAGCAACAGTAGTCAGGCAATTATTCAGATGAAAAAAGAGATCGGTTACCCTAGCGACTTTGAATTGACAATAAAATCATGAGGTTAGCATGGGTATTTTAGGTAGAATTTTAGGATCGGATGAAGCGATCACTACAGGTATCAAAACTGTAGCTAAAGGTTTAGATGCCCTTGTTTATACTGATGAAGAAAAAGCATCAGATCATGCAAAATCTGTGACAGAAGCACGCAGGATGGTCATAGACTGGATGTCAGCGTCACAGGGTCACAGATTGTCACGAAGGGTCATATCGCTGGCTATAACGTTCGTATGGCTTTCTATGTACGTTTTAGGCGCATTATTGTCTGTCGTGGCTGTATGGGTGGACAATGCGGCACAATTCAAAGAGTCGGCAAAGGTGATTGGTGATTATGCTGACAGCATGAACGGTGCAGTAATGCTAATACTTGGATTTTATTTCGCAGCACCACATTTAGCTGAAATAGTGAAGCCAGCGATGGAAAAATTTAGTAAGAGACCGGATAAAAATGAATGATTACTCGAATCTTACCGACGATCAGTTAAAAGAAACGATTCTCATTACGAAGCGACAGGCTCTTATTGCCGGTGCTCAGAAAAAAATGGCTGATTTTTGTAAGATAATGATGCCAGATGCAGAAGACCCAGACGACGTTGATAAAAGCGAATATCAGGCTGTCGGTCATTCTAAGATGTTGTGTGACATTGTTGAGAATTTGCAAAGCGGTAAAACCAAAAGGGTTACTGTTGCAATACCGCCACAGCATGGTAAGACGATCCATTTAACGCAGATCGGGTTAGCGTGGATTTGGGGTAGGAATCCTAAAGCAAGGATTATTGTAGCAACATATAACCAGACTCGTGCAGATGAGCTTGGTCATGAATTCCGTCAGATGATTAAGGATAGACCAGTTTACGGACAGGTTTTTCCAGAAGTTGAGTTTATGAAGGATGCGAAATCCAAATCCTTCATGCAGAATAGAGCAGGCGGTAAGATATTTTTTATCGGTGTTGGCGGTACGATTACAGGTCGTACAGCGGATTATATTATTATTGATGACCCGTACAAAGGTGATGATGACGAATTTACTGAAGCGCACTTGGAAAAAATCTGGTCATGGTTCTTTAAGGTGGCGTATTCAAGGGGTTCGAATAAAACAAGAATCTGCGTGATTCAGACCCGATGGGCAGAAGATGATCTGATAGGTCGTTTGTGTGATCCATCGCACCCAGAGCGTCATAAGCGATTTTCCGGTATATCTGAAGACTGGACTTACATGAATATACCAGGGGTCATCAAAGATGAAAAACTGGCTAAAGCACTTGGATTAAAATTAGCAGTACCCACTAATGAAAAGGTGATTCAGCAGTTCGGTAGTGAGCCGATGACATCATTATGGCCTAGGGAAAAATCGTTAGAATTTTTTGCCCAATGGAAAAAAGGTGACCCACGGTCATTTTCAGCACTTGTAATGGGTCAACCGACACCAGATGACGGTATTTACTTTACTGAAGACATGATTGTTGAGTATGGACCAAGTGAATTACCGGATAGACTTAGGATTTACGGTGCATCCGACCATGCGGTGTCAGAAAAAGCACAACGTGACTACACGGTGCTTGGGTGTGTTGGAATTGATGAAAATGATGATATTTGGGTCTTACCTGATCTAGTTATGGATAGGATGCAAACCGACAGGACAGTAGAAGAATTATTAAGGCAAATGCAGGATCATAAACCGACGATATGGTGGATGGAGTCGGAATTGATTTCCAAGTCATTTGGACCATTCTTACGCAAAAGAATGGTTGAGACCAGAACATACACAATGATTGATCCGGTAACACCGACTAAAGATAAAATGTCACGTGCCAGATCAATACAGGGTAGAATGTCGATGCGGAAAGTTAGATTTCCGAGATTCGCACCGTGGTGGACTGATGCTAAGAATCAGCTTATGAAGTTCCCATACGGTGCAAATGATGACTTTGTTGACTGGTTAGCCCATATCGGGTTAGGTTTAACAAAAGAATTATCGGCAGAAAGTTATAAGCCGCCTGTGAGTACATTACCACGCACAGGCTCTGGTGCTTGGGTTATCCATTCCGGACAGCAACAAGCTAAAAGAGAGGCAATCGGTAAACACTCTAAAGGATGGTAGGTAACTATGATTGAGAAAGATTACGACATTATGCGTCAGGATATGGACTCTGTTGAAGACAAATCAGGTGTTCAAAGGGGTCAACCTCAACCAGAAGAATCAGCAAGACAATTTGTTTCAAAGTGGCAAAGTCGCATTCGTGCGGCAAAAAAGCATTTTGAGAATGATTTTAAGCGTATGCGTGATGACATGATGGTTGCACGTCAGGGTGCATCTGATGAATGGATTCAAAATGATAATTACACCGTACCGGTGATAAACCGTTATTTGAATCAGTCAGTGTCGGCACTTTATGCTAAGAATCCTACAGCAAATGCTGAGAGGCGTAAAACACTGGATTTCGAGCTTTGGGATGGGAAGCCTGAAACCGCAATGGCGGCATTACAGCAGATTCAGGAATCTACAGCGATGCAGATGATGCCAGACCCGAATAATGTGTCATTACTGATGGATATTGAGCAGGGTCGTCAGCGTAAAACAATGGTTGATAAAATCGGTAAAACGATGGAAATCTGCTTTGATTACTTCGCAAATGAACAAAAACCAAGATTAAAACCGTCAATGAAGTCAATGGTACGTCGTGCCAAGACTTGTGGTGTTGGTTACATCATGCTTGGTTTCCAGCGTCAATATGCACAATTAACACCTGATGACACTGCAAGGCTTGAAGATGCACGCAATAAAATGGGTGAAATGCAGCGTCGTATGCAGGATTTCGTCGATGATGAGCTTAGTTCTGACAAAGAAGATCAGATTTATGAGCTTGAACAGTTGATAATGCAGCTTGAGGAAGAACAAAATCAGATTCTTCGTGAAGGACCAATCTTTATGTTCCCAAGGGCAACAGAAATCATTGTTGACCCAAGATGTAAACAGTTGATGGGTTTTATTGGTGCTGGTTGGATCGCACGTGAATTCCATAAGTCACCTGATGAGATTCAAAAAATCTATAATGTTGATGTCAGGGAAGGTTTTACACCTTACAGAGAGCATGGTGCAGGCGAATTAGCTGAATATCACAGAATGGCTGAGTCCGATGATGTAGAATCAGGTGAAAACCCGATCAAAAAAGACGGTTTGGTTTGTATTTGGGAGGTTTACAATAAAGAACTTGGTGAAACGTTTACAATTGCAGACGGTTACAATGGTTTCTTGAAGCCTTGCGGATCACCAGATTACTGGATGGAAGGTTTCTGGCCTGTATTTGCTATCACATTCAACGAATGTGAGTCAGAGGACAAATTATATCCGCTTTCTGATGTTCACCAGCTTAAACATGTTCAGGCTGAATACAATAGATCACGTGAGTATAGAAGGCTTCACCGTGAGGCGAATAAACCTAAATATATGGCGATAAAAGGTAGGTTGTCAGAAGCTGATAAAGCGTTACTTGCGTCACATCCACCACATGCTTTGATCGAATTGGACGGTATGGGCGGAAATGAACAGGTTGGTAACTTAATACAACGCTTTCAGTCAGTGCCGGTTGACCCTGCTTTATATGAAACTAATTCCGAAATGGAAGATATTTTGCGTACAGTGGGTGCTCAGGAAGCAACAATCGGTGGTGCATCTGGTGCTA